ACATTTATCTACGCCGTAGGTGGCGAATTTTCCCAATACATGGGGGGTAAACCAGTGAAGAAATAAACTTGAAAATCTTCACCTGCCGCTACATAAAAATGTATAGCAGTGGTTAGGTTTGGCAGTGAATTAGCTGTATAACGAAATCCTTCAGTATTAATTCTACCACCCACATCATCGGTTGTCCAATTCTCTGTCTTACCAGGCGAAAATCGGTACCGCGAGTAAAATGGAATTTCAAACTCCAGTGCTTCATTTATATTACTTACAGCCCATGCTCCACCCTCAACACCTGTGGGTTTCTGCTGCCTTCCAAATGTTGTACCAGGAGATGAATATATAGATGCTCTACCTAATTTTGCATTTGAAGTATATGTTGGCGTTGAATAATTGACATAATCATAGCCATATGGTACATCAGCTAAACGAGTTACAGTTGATGTGATACGTGTTGTTTCACTACGATATCCATCTGGCATAGCTTTATATCTGATAGATCCTCTCCATCCAGAAAAAGCATATGTAACCCAATGTAACATAACTGTATTACAGTAATTATATGGCGCAGCTGCACTTGTTACTTGCACCGCTCCATCTACATTACCACGTAAATATGGGAACATATATTGTGTTAAAGAAATCAAAGTAGATATTGTATCACCAAACACAATTGGAGTAAAATGATTATATCGTTTTAAAACTGATCTAAAAGACTTTATACTCTCACCCGTGAACACTAAATTCATATTCTTATGGTTATCATAACGATCACCTAAAGATGTTGAAATTTGCTGCACAGGTGCATCTTTCTCCTGAGTATTCTCAGATTCTGCAACTTCCAAACCTGATTGTGGTTGAAACACAAATTCCTGAAAACGTGCATCTGGAACAAATACTTCAAAGTCATCATCCATTGATACAAAAACATTTACTTCAATACTATTATCAACAGCTGAATTCGGTGTAGTCAATTCGTTAACTACATACACACCAATAACACCATTACCTTGTTCTTTAGAAGTATACGTAGTTGAACTATATAATTGAGTAACACTTTCTTCACCGGGAAAAT